ATGTACGTCTTTGAGTAGATCAGAAATTGGCGAAACTGCTTGTCGTATGCTGGCTTCGTTTCTCTTAAATTGTTCACCAGGTTAACAGCGTGACTCACTGTGCCGTGATCTCTTTCCCACCAATCACCGATAGACTGGAGAGTGTAACCAGCGTCTCTGGCTATCCACATACACACAACTCTTGGCCAAACGATCTCATTGGTTCTCTCTCTGCTTTTCATCTTATCCAACGGTTGATCGAAGAACTCGCTTGCCGCTTCAGCCAATAGTCTCAAGCGTCTGGACGATCCCGGTGGTTCATCGGGCCACAGCTTTAGCTTCAGTTTATCTTCCATAATTCCAACGCTAATGCGGTGCTTCGACTGTTTCGATGTGTCGTCTTGACGATCACCCATTTCTTGTTTGCCGCCTCTAAATCTTTAATCATATTGTTTAATATCCACGTTTCATCTCGTACTAGCTTAGTACCTATTCTACATGGGAAGCTAAACGGCACTGCGCCTAGCCTCTCAGCCTCATCCTCACTTATCGCTTTCTCTCCCAGGTTCATATTTCTTAACTTCTTGCCATAACTTATTCGCAGTTGAGAATACCCGCCATCCACGCTGTAATTCGTTTGGTGACCATATTTTCTCGACTATCGGTTTAGGTTCGTCTCGATTAATTACGAGACTTATACACATCGGATTCGGCCTCATCGTTTTGCGATAAGCGGCCAACTGGTAGACGTACTCA